TCAGCTCCGTGGCGGCTTGCGCTTGTTGCGCTTCTTTGCATCCCAGAACAGTGCCTCCAATACATGGAGAACTCGCTCACGGTCTTCTTCGTCGATAGGGACGCCATCGAACATGATTTCCGAATCTTCCTCAAGCAGCTGGCGGAAGTCCTTCTTATCCTTCCATGTGGCCCACTCGGGAATGGAGTCAGATGATGTTAAGGCCAGCGGCATCGGATTATCGATACGGCCAAGCAAATAATCGCTTGACGTATACAAAAGATCGGCAAGCCTGCCGATGATGTCACTTGGCGGTGTCGTTCGTCCCGCCTCATAATTGGCGACGTTCGCGCGCTTCATGTCAAGCGCCTGGGCGACGTCGTCTTGCGACAAGCCTTGCTTGAGCCGCAGCTCTTTAATGCGAGTGCCTACTAATTCTTTGTTCGTTATGGACATCGTTATCACCCTTATTTTACATATGTTCATAAATTCAGGATTGACGTTCATTTAAAGAGCGTGGTATTCTTTCAGTATAACACATAGGAACAAACGTTCGCAATGTATGGTTATTTAAATGAACAAGGATCATTCTATAGTGTAATTTTCCGTAACACAAGGCCAAGTTTTGCAGTTTTTTATTTTTCATGGAGTGTTGTTTTAAATAACTTATTCTATATTGCGTTATCCATAATATCCTTTCATTAAGGGGCGATGAAGATGTTAGCAACGATTAATCGAACAGCGACTCGTAAAATGGTGGAAAAGTATTTGTCTATAGCTTCTTTGTACAAGCGAACGGGTATCGTACGGAGAGAGATGAAGATGACCACTTCATATGAGCCTAGATTGCATGGGTCTACGAATCAAGTAGGAAAGCCGGTAGAAGAGATTGCACTGCATAATGTGGAGAAGGAAGCCTATATGAGAACCGTATACGATAATGTAATGAAGGCGATTGCCCACCTTGGCGATATTGAGAGAGAGCTTATTGTAAGCTGTTATCTCTCTCCAGAGACAGCGAAGCCGGATTACTTACTATGCTATGATCTGAACGTAAGTGAGCGTACATTTCGGAGAATTAAAGCACGCGCGATTATGGAGCTAGCATTCATGTTAGGTATAGAAGTGTTTGAGGATTAAGGTGCGCAGAGCTTGAGGCGAGTCGAAAAAAGTAACTTAGTAGTGACCTCCGGGTGGCCGGATGATGGCACTCGGTTGGACGGGGCAAGGTGCTAAGATGATAGTGTGAGGTTGTGGGCATGGGGCAGGACAGCCTTGCGGAATATAGGGAGAACCGTTTGCGGCGAAGCTGTATAACGGTTTTTTTGTACCACAGGATAGGAGGTGAAGGCTTGCGAAGCTGCGAGATTCGGCAAGGGGTGATGAGACGGGTGCGCGAATATTTCCCTGATATCCCCGTGCTCGAAGCAGAAGAACGAACGGACGAGCAAGCGCCGTGCTTGGTCGTCAAGCTCGTGCGAGGGGAACGAACTCGCGTTGGCGAACGCCGCTTTCAGGCGAGAGCAGCATTTGAGGTCGATTATTATCCCGACGGAAAGGCTTCTGTTCATGATGTTGCCGATGGGCTCTACGACGCGCTGGAGCTGATTGAAGCAGGCGGCGGCTTATGCAGGGGGACAGGCTTGAAGCATGAAATCGTTGAACGCAAGCTGCGGTTTCAAGTGCAGTACGAGTACATGCTGGCGCGTTCCCGAGAGGAAGCAAGCAAGATGAATGCTATGAAGCAGGAGGGACGCATTCGAGATGTCTGATGCAAACAAGCAGGACAAGCGTAATGTGGAACATGCCGAGGCTGCGGGCGAATTCGCCTTTGCGAAGGAGCAGTGGCTGAAGGCAAAATGCTGGAGTGCAGGCGAGCGAGACATGCTGCATGCGCTTCTAAGCAGTAATGAGCAGTACACGAAGGCGCAGATCGATGCGCTGCTGTACCAATTTCAAATTCAGGAGGTAAAGTAATGGCTGGAGGAACATGGACGACGCAAAATAAAGTAAGACCAGGCGTATATGTACGCTTTCAAGGAGAGGCTGCTCCATCGGGAGCAGTTGGCGAGCGGGGGATTGTGGCACTGCCGTTAACGCTTAGCTGGGGGCCAGTGAAAGAAGTGCTGGAATTGCATGCAGGGGAACCTGTATTCGAGCAGCTAGGTTACGAGCTGACGGATGACGCACTTCTGCTGGTGCGCGAGGCTTTCAAACGTGCGAAGAAGGTGCTGTTGTATCGATTGAATGAAGGTGCAAAGGCGGCTGCAACTCACAATCAATTGAAAGTGAAAGCACGCTTTGGCGGTGTTCGCGGCAACGATATTCAACTCGTCGTGCAGACGAATGTGAACGACAATACGAAGGTGGATGTCATTACAAAAGTTAGCGGACGCATTGTGGATAGCCAGACTGTGCAGCAAGCTGAAAAGCTGATTGCAAACGCTTGGGTTGAGTTCGAAGGCACAGGTGCAATTGAACCAAATGCAGGTCTGCCGCTTACAGGCGGTGATGACGGCAATGTGGTGAATGCGGATCATGTATCTTTCCACGAAGCGATTGCCGTTCATGATTTCCATACGGTTGCGCTTCCTTCCACTGATGCCGCGCTATGCTCTGTCTATGCGGCATTTGTGAAGCGTATGCGTGAAGATGAAGGGAAGAAGATTCAGGCGGTTATGGCTCAATATCCAACCGCGAATAACGAAGGCATCATTAGCGTCAAAAATGGCGTAAAGCTGGCAGACGGCACAATATTGAATGCTGCTCAAGCAACAGTATGGGTAGCTGCGGCAACAGCAGCGGCAGCGATGAATGAGTCGTTGACGTATTCCGCTTACGAAGATGCGGTCGACGTTGATGTTCGCATGACAAATACCCAGGTGGAAGAAGCTCTGCGCAAGGGTGAATTCGTGTTTGTACACCATCTTGGCCATGCTGTGGTAGAGCAAGATATTAATACATTGACGGCATATACGCCGGAAAAGGGCCAGCCGTTCTCCAAAAACCGCGTTATTCGCGTGCTGGACGGCATCGCCAACGATATGAAGCGGATTTTCGAAACGGCGTATGTCGGGAAAACAAACAATAATGAAGAAGGACGTCAATTGTTCCGTGCAGCGTGTATTGCATATTTGGATCAGCTTGAGCGCTTGAATGCAATTCAGCCGTTCGACGCACAGACGGATGTGCTTGTTGCTAAGGGTGAGGCTTCGGACAGTATCGTCATTCAATTGAATGTGCAGCCGGTCGATGCAGTAGAGAAAATTTACATGAAAGTGAAGGTGAAGTAAGATGGGTTTCTTACAAGCAAAGGATACGATTTCGGGTCGTGAAGGCACGGCTTTTGCGCAAATTAATGGAAAAAATGAAGAAATGTTCTATATTAAAACGTTGGAAGCAAAAATAGAAAAACAAAAAGCAGAAATTAAAACACTCGGCAGCCGCGCCACACAGCATAAAACCTCCGGCTGGTCGGGAACAGGCAGCATGACGATTTACTATATGACAGCTTTGTTCCGTAAAATGATGCTTGATTATATTAAGACTGGCAAGGATACAAACTTTACGATTAATGTGACAAACGCAGATCCTACTTCTTCGGTGGGCACGCAGACAATCATGTTGAAGAACGTGAACCTGAACAGTGTCGTTATGGCGAAGCTGGATACAGAGAGCGACGTTTTGGAGGAAGAATTGGAGTTTACATTTGATGATGTTGACATTTTAAGCAACTTTAATGCACCTACAGTGTAATTTTAAATAACATAACTACCATTCAAGATGAGGAGAGCGATTGAAGATGACTACATTAAGCTATTTCTTTGCCCAAAATGCAGAACCCAATACGGAGATGCCATTCGTTGTGTCCCCACGTTTCAAAGATGAAAAGGGTGAGCCGGTTGCCTGGACGCTGCGCAGTATGAGTGAAGTGGAAAATGAGCAGTGCCGCAAGTCGGCCACAAAGCAGGTAAAGGGCAAAGGCGGGGTTGTTACGCCGGAAATCGACTTCAATGAATATACCGCAAAGCTGATTGTGGCAAGCGTTGTGTATCCAGACTTGAAAAATGCAGAGCTTCAACAGTCCTATGGCGTCATGGGTGCGGAGGCGCTCCTGCGCAAGATGCTCCTGCCTGGCGAATATACGGGCCTGCTGCAGCAGGTGCAGACGCTGAACGGCTTCAATCAGGACATGAACGAGCTTGTTAATGAAGTAAAAAACTAATTCGCGAGGGCGATGGCGAAGCGAACTATGCCTATTACGCCCTCCATAAGCTCCGCATCCTGCCGCATGAGCTGCTTGCGCTCCCGGTTCGCGAACGCGCCGCCGTCTACGCGATGATCGACATCCGTGTGGATGAAGAGCGCAAGGCACAGCGCAGTATGCGCAAAAAGCGGTAGTAGGCTTTGGAACAACCGCGGACATTAGAGCAGCGATTTCACAGTCGGCATGGCAATGGCAGCTCCCTTGGGGCAGCTTGGGTGCAGATGGGGGATCGCTCTCTTCATCTTGCGGACAGGGGGAGGGAAGAAGATGGATGAGCAGTCATTACAGGCTTTAAAGATCGCGGCAAAGTCAGTTCAGACGTTTGCTAATGCTTTTGCCAAGGTAAGCACAACGATCAATCAAGTTATGAAGAAGTCGGTGGAAGCGATCACGAAGACTTGGCAGAAAACTGCAACTGCAATTAATCAATCTTGGCAAAAAACGATAAACGCCATCAATCAGTCTTTAAAAAAGGCGTCAAATACAATTGTCCAAGCATGGCAAAAAGCAGCCAATGGGATATCTCAAGCATGGCAAAAGACGGCAAATCAAATCTCACAATCATGGCAGCGAACCAGCAACGGCATTAATAAATCATGGCAGAAAACTGGTTCCAGCATGAATCAGATATGGCAGCGTGCGAACTCTGGAATAAACCGCGGCTGGAAGCAGGCGGGGAACAACATCAATAGAGCGTGGCAGCAGGCTAACAATGGCATTCATAAAGGATGGAATCGGGCTACCTCCGGGTACAATCGAATTCAGCAGCAGAAAACTAGGCAAGGCCCATCTTCTGAAGCTATTGGTGATAACAAAATAGCTAATGACAGTAATAATAAGAGCGAGCAAGGAAATAAAGGAGAAGAAGTTCATAATTCTTTTCGTAATAAAGTAGGAAAATTATTAGATGGAATGAGACCCAAAATACTTGGATTCATTCAAAATATGGGCTTAGATGCGATTAAAGGTGCTTCAAAATCAGAAGATATGAGAGCTCGTTTCAATGCTCAGTTCGGGAATCGGGAAGAAGGGACTGAGGCATTTAAGGCTTTGCGGGCTCAAGCATTGCTTAATGGTAAGGATGTTGACAAATCATTGAAATCCGGTTTGGCACTAACTTCTGTAACTAAAAATACTCAAGATTTACTTCGTATGAATGAAATGGTACAGCGTTTATCCGCCTTACAAGCGAAGGGTGGAAATCCAGAGGAATCAGCTGGTTTGATGAAAGCAGCCTACTTCGGAAATAGCGCTGATCTATTGAAACAGTTAAACATTCCAGTTAGTGCAAAGCAGCAAGAAAAGCTAGAGTCGTTTTCAAAAACTGGCGATTTAAATGGATTTATTCAAGCTTTTGATTCTTTAATGAATAAGGCGAATATGGGAAGAGCATCTATGGAACTACTTATGGATAGTCCAGTTCAGAAATGGGAGGGAGCGATAAATCGTTTCAATGGACTGTTGGCAGCCACTGGTGAGTCTGCTCTTCAAAGCTTTGGCCCAGTTCTCGATCTTCTAAATCTAGCATTTCTTGAGGGTAGATTTGATCCGTTTTTTGCTAGCATTCAAAAGGGAATGACAATCATAGCGAATGTTGTTGGGGTCGTTGTGAGTTTTCTATTGGAAAATTGGAATCTGGTTGAAAACGCATTGCTTGTGCTTGGGGCTATAGCTGCTGCACTAGCTGTTGCTTGGCTTGTTCAATGGATTATGGCAGCGTGGCCATTGCTATTAATTATTGGCGCTATTGTTCTAATCATGACTGCGTTAAATGCATTAGGAATATCAACGAGTGCGGTTATTGGAACCATTGCGGGGGTCTTTGCTGTATTTTTTGCGTATGTCAAAAACATCTTTGCATATATGTGGAATTTACTCGTCACATTTTTTGAATTTGCTCACAATTCGCTTATAGATTTCCCTTACGCTGTCCAAAAGTTATTTTATGAGATTGGACAGACCGTATTACAATTTATCGGAAACTTAGTGAATTCATTTGTTGATGCACTAAATTGGGCGATTCAGAAGGTCAATGATTTAACTGGATCGGAATTCAAATTGGCAAGTAGATGGGAATATGAAAATATATTAAAAGATTATGAACCCAAAAGTAGTAAAGGTGTTAAGGATTATTCGGATTATCGCATGAAACAAACGAATCTCGTTGATGCATTTAAAGATACGCAGAAATATGTAACTGATATGGACTTTACTAAAAACTTGATGCCTGACACTTCCAAATTCAAGCAAGGGGGCAAAACGGATCCGTGGAGTGGTAGTGGGAAAGGTGGAACTGTTCCTGTTACTGGTCTAGGGACAATGCCTCCGATGAACATCCCGAAAGTAGGCGAGGTAGGTAAAGTCGGAGCCATCGACAATAAAGTTGAAATTACGGATAAAAGCATAGAGATGATGCGCGATTTGGCAGAAATGGATAGCATCCAGAACTTCGTATCCTTAACGCCGACTGTTCAGGTAAACACAGGTGATATCCATCAAGGCTTCGATATGGATACGTTAATCAATCGCATCGAGAAGAAGCTGGAGGAAGAATTCGTGTCAACGGCGGAAGGGGTGTACGGATGAGTGGATACCATATCTATTTGAGCTTCAACAACCAAGAGAAGGTCATCGAGCTGCCTGTAAACCCAGCTCAGCTGGAGATCAGCGAAGCGGGAAATTTGCAGTCCTTCGATATCGTCGGTATCGGGGAAGTCGTGAGCATCCATACGCCAAAGCTGGCCGATATTCAATTCAGCAGTTTTTTCCGCTCCATTACGGGCCATATGTGCATATCCCGCCAGAGAAATTGCTGCCGCCTAGTGATTATATCATTCAATTGCGTGAATGGATGGAGACCAAGCGTCCGATTCGCTTCGTGCTTACGACGCCAACTTACCATATGAATCTCGCTATGGCGATTGATAAGTTCACTTGGCGTGAAGTTGCCGGCAGTGTTGGCGATCTGGAGTACGATATTTCCTTGAAGCTGTATAAATTTTATGCGGCCAAAAAGGTAAAGCTGAACGGGAAGCTGACAAGTGCGACCAATGTGCCAAATCCGCCACAGCCGCGTCCAGATGAGCGTAAAGGAACAACCGAGTACATGACGCAGCCAGGGGATAAGCTGTGTTTGATTGCCCAAAAGTTTTTCAACGACACTAGAAAAGCAATCGACATTCAAAGACTGAACGGCATTTCAGCAGATGAGGCCCTGCATGAATTGGAACCGAATCGTGTCTTGCGACTTCCTAGAAAGCAATGAGGCACAGCGACGTAGGAGGTGAATTTGTGAAATGAACAGGTTGGAAGTGTTGGTCGATAATCGCGATGGCAACGCGTGGGACATGTCACACCTGATCTCGAGCATGACATGGTCGACCGCTCGCATTGGCAAGCCTGCCAGCATATCGATTTCCTTTATGAAGGGAGCAATATTTCAAGATCGCAGCTTTACCATCCATAATGGTGATATCGTGCGCGTGCAAGAAGATGGGGTGCCTGTATTTTACGGTTATGTATTCAGCATTGAAACGGATGAGAGCAATACTGTGAAGCTGACTGCTTATGATCAGATGCGCTATTTGATGATGAATGACTGGTGCATGCTTAAAAATGTGACGGCTACTGAGGTGATCCAGCATATCGCCAAAAATTTCAATATCCAGGTTGGAGATTTGGCAGATACGAAGCATAAAATCCCGACTTTTATGGAGGACAACAAGAAGCTCTTGGATATGATGTTCCGTGCGCTTGATCTGACGTTAATCGCCACCAAAAACATTTACGTGCTGTATGATGATTTCGGGAAGCTCATGCTGCGGGAGGCGAAGAGCTGGAAGACAGAATACTTCATCGGCGAAGGCAGTCAGATGACGAGCATTTCCTATAAGATAAGTATTGATGATGATACGTATAACTTTATTAAGCTGTATCGGGACAATCAGGAAAAAGGCGTACGCGAGATTTATGTGACAAAACATAGTGATAATTTGGCGAAATGGGGTCATTTGCAGCTTTATAAAAAGGTAGACGACAAGCTGAATCGGGCTCAAATCAAGCAGCTTGGGGAAAATTTGCTGGAGCTCCATAACCGTGAGAAAAAACCTTAAAAGTAAACGCTGTAGGGGATGTGCGCATTCGGGCCGGAATGTACATCCCTATTTTTGTGCCGGGACAGGAGAAAGAGCAGTTCAGGCTCATTGAGGAATGCTCCCAGGAGTGGAGCGGGTCAGGACATACGATGTCATTAACGTTGAAGGAGATTTAGAGATGAGGACGATGCTGGACATTATTAAAAAAGCGGGTGTAGGAGCGGTGGAGGCATCGAGCCCGGTTGCCCTGCTGTATGGTGTGGTGCTCAGCGTATCGCCTTTGCAGGTGGAGCAGCGCTTCACTCTGCCGGAATCCGCTCTTGTCATAACGGAACAGCTTACCGAGTACAAGGTGCGCATCGGCGGAGAAGAGGTTACGATCCGTGAAGGGCTGTATGCTGGAGATCGGCTGCTGCTCGCCCGTATGCAGGGAGGACAAAGCTACGTCGCACTCGATAGGGTGGTGGGTACATGATCCCGAAGTCAAGGTTCGAGCCGGAGATTGAAGATGCTCCCACGATGATGGAGTATACGGAGCAGCCTACACGCACCTATCGGCTGGATATGGAGGCTGGGCGCATTTTAGGAATGACAGATGGCTTGGATGCGATACGGCAGGCCGTGCTTAAAATTCTGTTGACGGAACGTTTCGAGTATTTGATTTACAGCCCGGATTATGGATCTGAGCTTCGCGCACAGCTTGGTTATAGCTTGGGATTCGTGAAGTCGGAGCTGGAGCGCACGATATCGGAAGCTTTGCTGCAGGATGACCGCATTTTGCGCGTAGGCGAGTTTGCCTTTGAGCAAACGGGAGACGCTCTGCACGTTCATTTTGCGGTTGAGACGGTTTTAGGACAGTTGGAAATGAAGAAGGAGGTGAAGATGGATGGCTGAATGGGAACAAGATGCTTGGAACGTGCCTCGATTGGAGGACATGATGGAGCGAATGCTGGAACGCGTTCCGAATGACGTGGACAAGCGGGAAGGCAGTATCATTTACGATGCGCTTGCCCCGATTGCTTTGGAGTTGGTACAGGCTTATACGGACTTGCATTTTCAAAATGAACTGTCATATGCAGATACATCAAGCGGCGAATATTTGGAGCGGCGCACGGCTGAATATGGAGTGAAGCGCAAGCCGGCCACAGCAGCCAAACGCAAGGGATTGTTTTATGATGCGGCAGGCAAGCCATTCGATGTGCCTTTGAGATCCCGCTTTTCAACGATTGAGCTTAATTATGTAGTCATCGAACGATTATCGGCAGGTGTGTTCGTGCTCGAATGTGAAAGCAAGGGCGCAAAAGGAAATGAATACTACGGCTCCTTAATGCCGGTTGATTACGTAGATGGTCTTGCCCGAGCTGAATTAGCGGAGGTGATTGCGCCAGGCGCGGATGCGGAATCGGATGAATCGCTGAGACGTCGGTTCTTCGAGGCCGTGAATGAACAGCCATTCGGGGGCAATGCAGCCGACTATAAAAAGAAGGTAACCTCTCTTTCAGGTGTAGGCGGCGTGAAAATATTCCCGGTATGGAAAGGCGGAGGCACGGTAAAGTGCACCATCATATCGAGCAGCTTCGAATCTCCGTCTGCTGAGCTGGTGAAGGATGTGCAGACGATCATCGATCCAGAGGTGAATCAAGGCAAGGGAATGGGCTTTGCGCCGATTGGTCATACCGTCACCATTAAGGGGGCAGTATCCGTAAGCATTCATGTGTCGACCACACTTACGCTTGAAGCGGGAATATCCGTGTCACAGGTGAAGGCGGACGTTGAAAAAGTGATCGCCGATTACTTGCGGACGCTGCGTATGAGCTGGAAAGAGGAAGACCGCACCGTCGTGCGTGTGAGTCAACTGGAAGCCCGTATTTTGAATGTAAAGGGTATCGCAGATATTGCGGATACGAAGCTGAACGACAAGGGAGCCAATGTGGAGCTGGACACGGAAGAGCTGCCGGTCATGGGGACGGTGACCTTGAATGGCTGAACCGTTGCTCAAGCGTTTGCCTGACTTTTACCATGACGTTAAGGAAATGGTTCTGCTTATGGAGACGCAGGATGGGGAAAAGGAGAAGCTGCTGGCCGCCATGCAAAGGCTGTTCGACGATCAGTTCGTCATGACTGCAAGCGAGGATGCAATTGCAAGGCGGGAGCGGATGCTGAATATTCTCCCGGATCGCGATGCGGAATCGATCGATTTCCGGCGCAGACGGATTATCAACCGCTACACGACGAAGCCGCCGTTTACGATCCGGTATTTGCAGGAGAAGCTGGACTTTTTGCTCGGCAAGGACAAGGCTCGGGCTGTTGTGGATGCGGATGCCTTCCTGCTGCGCATCGTTGCCAACATTACGGATGCCGCCGTATTCAAGGAGGTTGGGCACACGGTATACGCAGTGAAGCCTGCCAACTTGGTCTATCAACAGGAGACGGCGCTGCTGTCCAATGTAGGAGTGAATGAGAATATATACCGCTCGGATTTGAAGCGGACGACAAGGCTTTCGACGACGTGGAAGCTGGGACGTTCGCCATTTGCCGAGCGCGGGCCGGAGGTGCAGATCAAATGATCGAATCAACGCTGCTGAAAGAACTGGCGACCCATGTCAACACGCGAATTGCCAAGGTCGTGCTGAATAAAACGTATGAGATTACAGAGTTTACGGTGAAGCAAGTATCACAGAGCGTCGTCAATCTGGAATATATGATTCCGCTTGGATCTGTGGACAGCGTATCGCTGATCGAGCTTCGGGCTGCTGACGGCACGGTGCTGACGTCGAATGACGTCTACATCCCGCTCACGTCCGATACGATCATCAAGCAGCCGATTACAGTGAAGGAGGTGGCCTAATGCCATACGAGGCTAAAACGAACTGGAAGTATGACGATACCGTTACAGAAAAGGATCTAAACCGCATCGAACAAGGCCTGAAGGACGCCCATGTGGCGGAGTATAAGGATATTACGTTGCAGCCGGGTGTACAGATCGTGGATGTCCCAGAGGATACTCCCTTCCGCATGGGGGAGATTCGCGGGCGGACGTTGGTTAATTTATTAGGACGTTCATGGTCAGCATATGGCGGTAAGATGAGCTTCGGTGATGGTATGTATACTATTGAAGGTTCTGGTACTGTTCCTAATCCACAATTATCTGCAAATCTTACAAGTACCGGATTTGTTCCAAAGGTTGGGGATTTGTTATTTCTAAGATCGAAATGTCGCGTTGACAATACAACATGTAAGGCAATTGGCTTATACTTTTACAGCAAAAGTACGGATCGTAATTATGCTGCTGAGATTATCAAACCTATGGCCAACCAAGTATATGTAATAGGTGGGATAATCGAAGTAACTCAAGCTATGATCGATGATTGGGCTGACATGATCGCGGTTGTAGCTTATGAGTACAACACAAATGGAGACGCGTTAAATACAGTCAACAAGGTTAGCGAAGTAGCAATGTACCGAGTTTCAGAATCTGTTAGCGGTCAATCTATTAGTGAATTACTAGCTAGTTACCCATACGTAGACAGTATGACAAACGTCACAAATCCGTATGCTATCGGAACTTCGAGGAACTTACTGCCTCCGTTCACGGAATGGAACTTGTACGAAAGTGTCAAAGTTCTCACCCCTTACTCGATTGAACTTAACGCCACTCAGCAGTGGCAGACAAGCCATATTATTGTACCAATCGAACCAGAAGGAACGTATACATTAAGCGCACAGCTCTCGGGTTCTACAAGCGGTTATCTCCATGTATGGGGGCTAGACTTAGCAGGTAAACAAGTACCTCCAAGCCTAACTACAGACAAAAGCAAACTAGGTGATGTTTCAATTACTTTTAAATGTGCGAAGGAGGCTGTACGATTGCTAGTCGCATATACGTCAGAGAATGCGACAGGCAGATACGTTATTGAAAAACCTATGCTCGTACCCGGAGATAAACCGCAACCATTCGCGCCACAATTACGTTCCATGTGGGCAACCGAATTCCAGCTCGCCGCTAATCCATTGGACGGCAGCAATGAAGACGTGCTTTACGTGGGTGATGATGGATTGCCGTATGTTCTGGAAAAATGGAAAACCACTATATTGGACGGACAATATATATATGATAGAACTACTGTTCAAAATACAGGATTCAAGTCTGTGATGATAAAGGGCCTTGCTAGAAACAGTGATTCTCAATTTGATAACGACGATGAAGGGAAACTATTTGCTACCAAATATGATGGTAAATTACTTGCAGTGTCCGATATTCCGATAGTGAATTGGTCGAAAGCAGATTTAGTACGTATAAATGATGAACACGTCTATTTTACCATCTCCAACACAGACAGTGGATGGGGAGACAGCTATGAACCAACATCGGAAGAAATTAAGGCGTACTTCTTGGGTTGGAAGATGGGAAATAACGAGGATTACTCTTTCCCAGCATGGAACGGGAAAGGCACGAAGGCGTGGTATAAGCTGTATAACGGTGTAGGGCCGAAACACCCAGGAGCAACAGATGCGCCGATTATTGAAGGTACGTATTCTAACACTGTGCCAACTAAGATGAATGACACGGGATACACTCCCTACAGTCTCCAATATCTAAAAGCGAAGCCAACGACCGAACCCGCTAGTAACTACGAAACTGGCCTGACGCTCTCAAAAGGCTGGAATATGGTCGAGGTCGGCAGCGGCGTTGTGATTCGTGAGAAGGCGAATCCTACGTACTATTCGCCCAATGGAAATTACTATATAAACAATACAGCAGTAAGTGGAAGCCTACTAAAGAATAAGGTGTCTCGCATGCCGAGGGCTTACCGCAATGGATGGGTTGATAATACCGCCAAGATCGAAAATGATGCTAATGCATATGGCAAGCAGCACGTTAGATTTTTACCGTCAAATTACGACCCTACTGCAGTCTACCACGTAACATATACGATGCTAGACCCAACGCTATCAGCGACAATCAGCGGCAGCATAGCGGCAAATCTACGCGGCACGGTAACGGATATGGTCGCGTGGGCAAGTGATACGGAGCGTCGGTTGAGCGTGGTTGAGACGAAGAAGGCGGAGAAAGAGTCTCCTTCATGGATTACGCCGGCGCTTTTGAACGGTTGGGTTAAGTGGGATGATCGTTGGGCGCCTCCGCAGTATTACAAAGACGACAACGGCATTGTCCATCTGCGTGGATTGATTAAAGGTGGAGTGATTGACGGTAATACGGCAATATTCATACTCCCGCAGGGATATCGTCCTTCCCACAGTTCCTGTCACGCCACTTACTCACAAGGATCAGGTGGAGTCGACGGAGTATTAGCTCGCATTGACATCTCGGGAGCAACAGGCTCAGTATATCCAACACGAGGATCGAGCGAGTTACTTAGTTTAGAAGGTATTTCGTTCCGAGCTGAAAAATAACGAAGGGGGTCTTACATTGAAAGAAGCAATCATAATCGACCTGAACGGTCAATACATTGAACCAACGCTCGTTGCGGACACCGTGACGGGCGTTTTTGATAGAAAGGAGCCGGTTCAAACTGGCTCCAATGATGCAGAATTACTAGCTTCGCAGCAGAATGACGACAATCTACCAACTGAAGCTAAAACGAAACTAGTCGGATACACAGTAGCCATTCCGCTGCCTGATGGTCTTTACGAACCAACCTTTGACGTACTCGGCTATCGCAAAGCAAAAGCAGACTACGACCTCGCATACGTCGAATACCTTGGAGCACTAGCGAAACATGATCCGACGAGCGGGAAGCCTGCACCGCAGCGTCCTGCATCAGTAGACGCATCTTCCTTTTGGAGCAACGGCCTAACGGAGGAAGAAATTGAAGCTTTGCAGCCAAAGCCATTGCCAACAGAGCTGGATCAGCTGCGTCTCGAAAATGCGAAGCTGCTGCTTCATGTTGCCGAACTGGAAGCGAAGAGCGATAAACACGTAGAAGGGACGAGCGAGCTGCGTTCCCAAAACATTGAGCTTACGCAAGATCATGCAACACTACTATTACAACTAGCTGAAAAAGGAGTGATCTAATATGGACTGGTTCACAACGATTAAACGTTACTATGATATGGGGATCTACAAAAACGATCCGAAAGATTCGTTATATGTCGGGAAGTTCTGCGAGTTTGGCAAGATTACGCCAGAACAATTTAAAGAAATTACCGGTGAGACATACTCCGCAATATAGCCCCCGTTTAAAACTTACCCTCTCGATTCCTTTCACAACGAAAAGGGCCGACTTTCGCCGGCCCTATCCCTTTTCTAATTGTAATCCTACAACGTCTGCAGCACAAAGTGCAGAACGAACAACAATGAGATCCCATAGAACAGCGGCTTCACTTCGCGTCCCTTGCCCACGGCAAGGTGGAACAACGCATAGCTGATAAATCCGACTGCAATCCCGTCAACGATGCTGTGCATGAGCGGGATAAATGCGATAATGAAGAACGCGGGAAGACCCTTGTGCATCGCATCGAATTCGATCTTTTTCACGCTTGGCATCATCAGGCCGCCGATAAAGATCAGTATCGGAGCTACGGCTTGATCAGGTACCAATGTCAGTACCGGTAATGCAACCAATGTACCCGCAAACAGGATCCCCGTCACGATAGACGTGAGCCCCGTCCGACCACCGGCAGAAATGCCAGCAGCAGTCTCAACCGTCGAGACATTCGGGCTTGTGCCGAACAATCCGCAAGTAATGACGGAAATCGCATTGGCCTGCAAGGATCGCTTAAATCGTTCCGGATTCCCGCTCATTTGCAGGTGCGCATTTACAAGCCCCACATTTTCGAACACAATGACGAGCGTCAGCGAGAAGGTTGCTACAGCAAGCGTAACAGCCGACACGCCTTGAAACGTGAACTGACCGAATACATCCCCATATGCAGCCCACGAAAAAGACCCGCCTGTTGCTGCGCCAGCGTTAGGCACTGCACCAACTGCATAAGCGAGAGCCGTTCCTGCAATAATGGCGATGAGCAAGTTGCCCGGAACGTTGCGCATGAACAGAATGCATGTAAGAGCCAATGTCGCGAGGGTAACAAGCACTCCAGGATCAGCAAAGGACTGCAATGCAATCATCGTAGACTGATTGAGGACGATAACGCCGCCCTTTTGCAGACCGATTAAAACGAGCATAAGCCCGATCCCTACAGAAATAGCCTCCTGCAATGATTCTGGGATTGCTGCCCGCAGCTGCCCCGCAAGTGACGTGAAGCTAATTGCCGTAAAGCAAACACCGGATAATACCACGACACCCAGCGCTTGCTGCCACGTCATGCCCATGCCGTGCACGAGCGTGTAGGTAAACATCGCGTTAATGCCCATGCCGGGCACAAGAATAATAGGGGATCTGCCCCATATGCCCATCAACAAGCAGCCTGCAGTTGAGGCCAGCACGGTAGCGATAATTCCCGCTTCCTGCGGTATGCCTGCATCTGCCAATATTGATGAATTTACAATGACAATATAGACGATAGCGAAGAAGGACACGACACCGGCCAGCAGTTCCTGCCGCCAGTTGATTCGCGCAGCTTCAGAAGCGTCATTCAAGGATGCTTCTGTCTTCGATTGTATATGTTCCTTTTGGCGGACCAA